ACAAGGAGGCATCAGAGCGAGCGTTCAACCGCAATAAGGCGTTAAGCATCGCAGAGACCATCGTGTCGACCTATGCAGCCGCACAAAAGGCGTACACCTCGCAGCTCATCATCGGTGACCCCACGTCAGTTGTACGTGCGCAGATCGCTGCTGCCGTAGCCGTAGCAGGTGGTCTTGCCCGTGTTGCTGCTATTGGAGCGCAGAAGTTCACTTGGAGTGACTCACAACCTTCAAGCCCATCAATCAACTCCTCCGCTGCCGGAGGTGGTGGCTCCGTGCCTGCACCGCAGTTCAATATCGTTGGACAAAGTGGCACGAATCAGCTTGCACAAAGCATCGGCAGTCAGTTCAACCAACCCATCCGTGCGTATGTCGTAGGTGGCGAGGTAACGACCGCACAACAATTGGAACGTCAACGAGTAAGAACCGCAACATTCGGATGAAACTAATCGAACTAATCCTTGATGAGACGATGGCCCTGACGGGCATCGATGCTATCAGCCTTGTCGAATACCCCGCTATTGAGGAGGACTTCATTGCGCTCAACACGCAAAAGAAAGAGACCTTTGCAATGCAGAACCAAGAGAAGCGTCTTTTGATGGGTGCTGCTCTGATCCCTGACAAACCCATCTACCGAACCGATGGCGAGAATGAGTACTATGTGTACTTCTCAAAGGACACCATCCGCAAAGCGATGGAACTGTTCTTTAAGAACGGCTACCAAAGAAACGCTACAATCGAACACGACTACGAGGTTGACGGAACTACAATCGTAGAATCGTGGATCATCGAGGACGATACGCTTGACAAGAGCCGTGCCTACGGCCTTGACCTGCCTGTTGGCACGTGGATGGTCTCGATGAAGATTGACAACGAGAGCATTTGGAAGCGTGTCAAAGATGGCGAGTTCAAGGGCTTCAGCATCGAGGGATACTTCGTTGACAAGATGAACTTCAGCAAGCAGGAGCTTGCCAAAATCGAGGAGCAAGAGGCGGCTCTCATCCTATCACAAATCGCAAACATCATCAAGAAGGATGGTCGTGTGGTAGAGCTTGAGTCGTTTGCCGACTATCCGGAGGCAGTACGCAACAACGCCAAGCGTGGCATCGAGCTAAACGAGAAAAACGGAAACAAGTGCGCTACCGAAGTAGGGAAGATTCGTGGTCAGCAGCTCGCACAAGGCAAGGCTTTGTCGGTGGAGACTATCGGTCGGATGTACTCGTACCTATCAAGAGCCGAGACGTACTACGATGAGAACGACACGCAAGCCTGCGGAACCATCTCCTACCTATTATGGGGTGGTCTTTCAGGTAAGCAATGGGCAGAATCTAAACTGAAAGAACTCGGCAAGCTATGAGTACACGCAAGAACACCGCCATCAAAGTTCAGACCGATGTCATCAGCGATGCGGAGCGTCTGACGTACGCCATCGAAGAAGGCTCAATCGTTCAGACCGAGACGGGATATTGGATTGTGCGTAGCGGTGCGTGGGTCAACCTCAACACGAGCGATGCGCAGGGACTTGGTTGGGCACGTTGGGACGATGGTCAATATACCTCAAGCAACAAACTTTCTTTTGCTAACGGAGTGCCTGCTTTGCTTCCGAACAACGGAGCAACAATCACCTCATACCTGAACACGCCTGCTGATTTATACAACCCCACCACAGGTCGTGTGTACGGCATCAAAGAGAACGACACCTATATCGCAACGGTGGTGTTCAAAGCAAGCGCAGCAAACGCTCAACAAACCTACGGAGAGTTGCGCCTTGAAGGAGGTAACGGAACCCCATACGAGCGATTGGCTACAACATTTACGTTCCCACGAGGCAACAACGTAGAGCATCCCTTTCACAACGTATTCCAATACTACGTTGACGAGGACTTTCTCACCAACGGAAACTATTGGCAGATCACGGCAGTCGGTGGTGCTATCCTCGTTTGGGACATTATTCTATTCATCCAAAGAACTCAATCACGATGATGAGACCACAACGCCTTCCCGTAGCCTCACCAAGAGGCGGCAACAGGGGATGCCTTTGCAAAGACAACACCTACTCACGCAAATGCTGCGATGGGTCTCTTGCTGCTCAAGGTATCGGATCTCTCGTAGGTCAAGGCACAAGCGTCCGTATACGTGGCGAAGAATGGCAGACCATCAACACCCGATGGGAGGCCACGAACACGCTATGGCAGGATCTCTAAAAATGTAACAATTAACCCAACCCTTTTTATTTAGTTAGATATGAAAGCAAATTCTATTCTGAACCGAATCCTTGCTGAACTCGCTTCCGTACGTGAAGTAAAGTTTGCAACTATGACACTTGAGAACGGAGCCGTTCTTGAGGCTGAAGCCTTTGAAGCAGGCAATGAGGTATTCATCGTTAGCGGTGAAGATCGTGTTGCAGCTCCTGTTGGCGAACACAAGCTCGAAGATGGTCGCATCCTCGTTATCTTGGAAGAAGGAATGATTGCCGAGATCAAAGAAGCCGAAGCTCCGGTTGAAGTTGAGATCGAGATGCAATCAGAAGAAGCCGTTGCAGTAGCCGAGGAGGTTGCTTCAGAGGCCGTTGCTGAAGTTGCTCAAGAGGTTGTTGCCGTTATCGAGGTAGCAGTCGCTGAAGCAGTAGCTCCCCTCGTTGAGGAGATTCAGAGCGAAATGAAAAAAATGAAAGAGGCGATGGAAGCCTACAAGCAAGAGATGGCTGCTGCAAAGCAAGAGTTCTCATCTCAAGCTGCCGCTAAACCCATCAAGCACACGCCCGCAACAAAGCAAGCCAACAAGGTTGAATTTAATCGTCCTGCAAAGTCGATTGACCGAGTCCTTGCACGTCTTAACAAATAATCAAATCAGAAAATGGCAACGACCACTTCTATCACTACCAACTATGCAGGCCAATTTGCGAGCAAGTACATCTCTGCCGCTTTGTTGTCTGCCGACACCCTTGACAAAGGACTTGTCGAAATCCTCCCGAACGTAAACTTCAAGACCACCCTTCAGAAGGTAGGTACTGACGACATCGTTAAAGACGCAACTTGCGACTTCACGGCTACGTCTACCCTGACTTTGACTGACCGAGTTCTTGAGGTTGAGCCGTTCCAAGTTAACCTTCAGCTTTGTAAGAAAGACTACTACGATTCTTGGATCGGTGGTCAAATGGGCTTCTCTGCTTACGATAGCATCCCTGCTTCTTTTGCTGACTTCTTGATCGCTCACGTAGCTGCCAAGACTGCTCAAAAGATCGAGCAAAACATTTGGAATGGTAACGCTGCCTCTGCCGGAGAATTCAGCGGATTCCTTTCTTTGATGACTGCTGACTCTGACGTTGTTGACGTGACTGCCACCACGGTTTCTGCAAGCAACGTAATCACCGAGCTTGGCAAGGTTGTAGACGCTATCCCTGCTGCCCTTTACGGCAAGGAAGATCTGACCATCTACGTTCCGCAGAATGTGGCTAAAGCCTACGTTCGTGCTTTGGGTGGCTTCGGTGCTTCAGGTCTTGGTGCTAACGGTCTTGACAACAAAGGCACGATGTGGTACGGTGACCAACCTTTGTACTTCGATGGCATCCGTGTTGCTATGGTCAACGGACTTCCTTCGAACAAAATGGTCGCTGCTCAATCAAGCAACCTGTACTTCGGTACCGGACTGCTCAACGAGCGCAACGAGGTTCGTGTACTTGATATGGCTGACCTCGATGGATCAGACAACATTCGTGTGATCTTGCGTTTCTTCGCAGGTGTTCAGTACGGTATCGGTTCTGACGTAGTTCTCTACTCTTAATCCGAGTCATAGTTTAAACCACGAGGGGGTGTGGGTTCTGCCCCGCCCCCTTTTTTAATTCAAAATAAACAAAAGACAAATGGCTTGCGATTTACAACTTGGACGTGCGATTCCGTGTAAAAACGTGGTGGGTGGCCTGCGGGCGGTATATTTTGCCGACTTCGGTGACGTTCCTTTCAGCGCAATTACTTTCGCTGATGCGACTGCAACATTCGATGAAATCACCGACATCAGCGGAACCTTCACCGTTTACAAATATGACTTGAAAGGCAACTCGTCTTTCGAGCAGGCTTTCAATGTTAGCCGTGAGAATGGTACTACCTTCTTTACCCAAACCCTCAACCTGACCTTGACCAAGCTCACGAAGCAGGACAACAAGCAGTTGAAGGTGATGGCCTACGGTCGCCCACAGGTATTTGTGGAGGACTACAATGGCAACTGCTTCCTGATGGGTATGCAGTATGGTGCTGAAGTAACGGGTGGAACCGTTGTAACGGGTGGTGCTATGGGTGACCTGTCAGGCTACACTTTGACTTTGGAAGGTCAGGAGAAGGCTCCTGCCTACTTCATCGAAGGTGCAGTTCAGAACAATCCTTTTGCGGGTTGTACTGCTACGGTAAACATTACCACAGGTACGAATTCCTAACGTATATTTGTGCTGCACTACTGAACGGAGTGGGGCATATTGGATGGAGAAGGGGGGCGAAAGCCCCTCTTTTTTTATACAAAAACTTAAGGCGAGGTTATTTAGTTGAGATGCA